TTTCCTTATATTTTTATCTATTACTTTACCCTTTTCTATACTTTCGTTATATATCACTTATATAACATAAAATATAAAAATCCAAAAAGTTTAATTAAATTACTCATTTTATTCTTTAAAATAACTTCATATTCACACATCAATTATTCTACGGAATTTCATATCTTTGTAAGGTAAGCATAAAGATCCTTACTCCTTGAACAAGGCATAAATGTTCAAACACCGAATGTGTATAACTGTCAAAAACCCCAAAACACTTGAAAACTATGACACGATGACAACCTACCCACGAGAGAACACGCTTTACTTTCTTAACACTAACACAAACGAAAATAGTAGACCGGACCCCAATACCTCAGGCGGACTTGCTGAGGCTACTATTACCCGACCCACTTCATTTTTAATGAATTCAAATCATCGAACATATAAACGATTTTTAAATGAAATTTGTACTAACCCTGATTATTTACATCAAGAACATATTTCAACTACCTCTATGATTTCTTATTATAGAGCAATGAAAGGCTACAATATTAACACCATCCCTGTTGTTAGACCTTTCCAATTCATTACTCATAACACATTCCCCCCTCTCCCTATGCTTTATAATAATTATAGAGTTTATAGTTATGATTCTGATTTTGCTTTTCCTAATATTACTCACTCTGGCTTTGTACACCACCCACCTCGAGAACAATGGTGTCAAATTACTCAATTTAAAGATAAGAAATGTTATTACATTAGGAACGAAATTGACTCTGTTGGCTATACTGGTTTAAATAGATTAACTCAAGAACAACCTGATTTAGTAGGCAAATGTATTTTAGAAATAAATATTTTACCATCCCTCTTTACCCACCCAGTTGAATGCGGTGGAGAAATACATGAACCTCTTTATCGAATTACTGATTCCTCCCACAACTTCCTTAAAATGACCGCTAGAGATTATTGTGTAATGATAGAATTGACTGATTACGATTGTTACATGTTGGCTACTCGATCCATTTACCATCATGGTATAGATTTTCTTATTGGACGACAAGGTTTAGTTTACAAAAGTCAAATAAATCCACCTAGCGAAGAAATGTTTAAAAATATGGATGGTTATAGATTCTGGTGTTGGATGTACGAATCTGACCTTTATAGAACTATACCTCGATATTTAGATAATGTTTTTTCCGGGCGATGTCTTAGATCCAAGCGTCGTCACATGAAACCTCCAATAGATTGTTACGATCTTTCAACACTTTTTAAAGATTCTCAAGATTTTTACAACTCCGATCCTTTAAGAGGAGGTCAAGATATCTCTATATCTGCTGAACTTCTTCGTCGTCAACGTTTTTTAACCTCCAATTCAATCCAAATTCAAATGGGAGTTTGGGAAACTCTCAAAGACAGAAACATTATTTCAGCTATTCTTAATTTAGGACAAGCAGCTAAAACAGCAAATGCTGCACAAGCTAGCTTAAACGATTTTCTTTCTAATCCTTGGTGTCAAACCATTATGGATTTCGTTAAAAGCGTAGCTATGTACATCAATGATTTAGCAAATGATTTTGTTCAATTTGCTCAAAATCCTGTTGATTTTGTTTTATTTCTCAAGAATAGAGCATACAATAGTTTCTCTATACCCAAACCATCTGCTTATGATGCAACTAAAATTGCTTTACTTTCACTTGCTTCATACTACATGTTTGATAAGAACAAAATTTTATCCCTTGGACTTTTTATGTACGCAGCCCACTCCACACTCGTACATTTCTTCCCGCATCAACCACAACTTATTCGATCATGCACAACTGTGCTTACTTTAACTTATGTTGGTATCATGAAAGCGCTTCAACTGCGACCAGCTTCCATTGAAATCCAATCTGTTAAGAACACTCTATCAGCTATGATTTTTTCATCTGTAGCTCTTATAGGATGTTGTTCTGCTGGCTTTTCTGCTAAACCAGAAGCTATCATTACTCATCTTACTAAGAATACTAAAGATATATTCTCTTTAACAAGGGGGTCTCTTTCTTTAGTAAAGTGTATCGAATATTTTATCTCTGCTATTCAAACCGCTTTCGAATTTCTTTTTGGTAATACATTTATTTATAAAGCTCTTGTAAAATTATCCGTTACATCATCTGATCTTCAAGAGTATATTCAATATGCTCTAACCATAACTCCTGAAAATCTCTGTTCCACATTATCTCTTGATATGGAAGCTAGAGCAAAATGGGAACTTATGTGCAAACACCATGATCACTTCGTCCTTTTATTTTCTAACGGCAAACCTCCTACCGAATCACATATTGGTTATTCTATGTATACTAAAGCTTTCAATGCTTTTAACAAACTCCGAGATGAGTATGTTAAAATAAAAGATTCTTTAGACTACTATAGAACAGAACCATTCATTATTCATATGCATGGCGAACCCGGCACAGGTAAAACAGCTGGCCGAGATCAAATCATCAACAACCTTGTAACATGGCACCGAAAAGCTGATCCAACCCTCCCTGATATTAAAATTACTGGACTTACTTATGTTAGAAATCCTGCTGACCCTTATCTTTCAGGTTATACTGGGCAATTTGCTGTCGCTTATGATGATGTAGGACAAAATCGACAACCTACAAATCCGGAATTTAATGAGATTATGGCCGCTGCTTCTACCAATCAATTACGACTTAATATGGCTGATTTAATGGATAAAGGACGTTTGTTCTCATCTAAAGTTATTATGCTCGCCGCTAATACTAAAGATGTTGATTCAAATAACCTTGTTCTTAAAGATGAAGCATTCAATCGTAGGAGACATGTAGTTGTAGAACTCATAAGACCTAAAATTGACAAAGTTATAACCACCTCTAAAGCTGATTTTTCGAAATTAGCTCTTCAAATAACAGATTCAACTTCCTCTACAAAAATTATCCGTTTTCCTGAAAGAGATTTTGGAGAGACAGATGCTGTTTGGAAAGATTTCTTTAAATGGTTAGCTCCATTTTATATGAAACACCTGAAAGATCAGAAAGATTTTCTCAAAGCTAAAGAAAGCCAACTCGATGCAGTTGTTAATGGAAAACCTCATCCCGATATCCTTCATGTCAACGAAGATGGTGAACCTGAAGAATTTGTTGACGCATATGATACTGTTGATGCTTCTCCAATTGTCTCACCACCTCAACCGTCCACTTTCTCAAAAATCCGACAAGCTATTCAAAAGAAATTTACAACTCTCCGATCATCTGATACAGAATTTAAAGATATTTGTAACAACATTAAACAATGCCAAGCAATGTATCAAGGTGATAATTTTTACAATGACACTTTTGTTTGGTATAGTTTCGATCGCTTTTGTCAAAAACATACATTTCTTTTAACATCATCTGAAAAAGAAATCCTCTTTCCTAAAGAAGTTGTATTATCAACTGAAGAGATTGAAAAACTTTTTAATGAAGCTCATGCTAATATTAGAAGACCCCTCTGGGTTGACTTTATGGCAGGAATTGGAATAGGCGCTACTATTATAGGATCCTATTCTCTTATTAAAAGTCTTTTCTTCTCCAAAACAGATCCTTTTGAAATACAAGCTTATGATCGAGGACCTTCCACTGCTCCAGTTCATAATGTTTCCATACAACGAAATTCTCAAAGCCAAGATAAACTTTTCGACCTTGTTAAAGAACAACATAAGAAACTCATTGCTTACCATAAGTACGTCACTACAGAACCCAAGAAATCAGATGATGAGATTAAAGCTTATATGGTTTCTATCGGTCTCATTACTCAAAAAGAGGCTGATTCACCTGTTATCGTACCTTCTGAACCATTTTCCATCCAAAAAGCTCAGACTGCTACTAAAGAAGAAGCACTTGAATACTTTAGGAATCAGCATAATAAGTATCATGCTTATATTGTTTTTATCCTAGAGAAAGAACGAACTGATGAAGAAAAGAAAGATTATTTGATCAAAAACGGTCTTCTCCGAGAACAAGAAGTTCAAGCTTACGAAAATCCCATCATGCACGCGAAATCTACAACAATTTCAATTCAAGATAATGTACAAGAGGTTACTAATTTGTTCCGAAAATCCATTTTTAAAATACATCGTACAGTTGTAGATGATGATTTCTTTGGCGGGCGGTCTGTTAACATGATTTGCGTTGCCTATAATACTTTTCTCGCTCCACATCACTTTTTCCGAAAATGTCCTCAAGAATTTGAGTTAACGATAGAACAAGAGGGAAAAGCTCCCCATGTTTGTGTAGTTTTAAAAGAGAACATTAAACAATGTGACAATACTGATCTCTGCGTTGTCCACATACCTGATTTACCTCACGGTAGAAATTTAATCAAACATTTTGCTACCCGTGATCAGCTCAAAATGACCAAACATTTCAATGCTTCTGTTATCACATGGGATAAACGAACAAACGGTCCAGGCTTAGTCTACGTAGGCGAAGCTGAACGCTGGGACGTTCCTTTATCTGTTGAATTAGACGGTAATACTTTATATTATCCACAAGGTTATAAATACAACTGGAGTTCACAAAATGGTGATTGCGGATCTTTATTGATGGCGTTAGATTCTACTTGTTCTTCTAAAATCTTAGGAGTCCATTTTGGTTTTGATTACACTTTTAATAAAGCGCTCTCAGTTATCATTTCTCGCGAATATTTACAACAGTGGGTGGATATTGTTACTCCTCCTGTTCACAAGATAACAGCTCAAGAACCTATAATCCGTATTGAGTCATCCGAAATGCCTTCTGCTCTTACAATTAATTCTCTTCCCTGTTTTGAATATTTAGGTAAGGTTAATGACGCTCCATCACAACCTTTATCTCACAAAGAATTACATCGATCCCCGCTATATGATTCTGTCTACCCAGCTGAAAAAGATCTTTCCGTTTTGAAAATGAATGATTCTCGAATGCACCCTGATTTCAGAGGTGAGCCTGATATTTTAACTCGCGGAGTTAAAGATTTCTGTTCCACATCAAAACCCTGGCCTTCAATTGAATTAAATCTAGCTGGAGAAGCTCTTTACCATGAATTTAACAAGTTTAGGTGTCCTATCGATATTAAAGTGCAAACTATCGATTGGGCTCTTAATGGAACGTGGTGTGATGGAGTTAGGATTCCTTGTACAGAAGCACTTAATTTGAATACCTCTTCAGGTTATGGGCTTTCTGGAAAGAAACTAAAACACATCGCATCTAGAGAAATTTTGAATGGTAAAACTCTTGTCAAACACGAAAATTACATCACTAACCCACAACTTGAAAAGATGATAGACGATCAATGGAACTCATGGATGGACGGAAAAACTCATCCTACAATCTGGACACACGCTTTAAAATCTGAACCTATCAAAATGTCTAAAATAGTTAATGGAAATACTCGCACTTTTTGTGTTGCTCAAACATGTTTATTGATTAATGTGAGAAGATTATTTGGTAGTTTTACAGCTGCTATGAAAAATTCTTGCATTAAATCATTTTCTTGTTTGGGTATGGATGTTCACTCAGCAGATTGGTCTTCTATGTACGATAGCTTAAGAAAAATTGGTCCTAAAGGACTTGATTTAGATTTTGTTAAGTATGATAGGACCGCTGTTACGTGGCAACTTGCTCGAAAGGTCGTTCGTGCTATTAACCAATGGTATGACGATGATGACATTTACCAACGTGCTCGATTGATTGCTATGGAAGACATGATTCACTCTTACACTCTCATTAACACACACCTTGTTAGGAAACTACGAGGTAATCCTTCTGGAAATCCAATCACAACCGAACTCAATAACTGTGTTAATTATCTTATGTTATGTACAGTTTATCTGCTCGTAGCTAAGAAACATCAACCAGCCCATTATTCCCTCAGATCTTGGAAAGAAAACATTGCCATGAAAACTTATGGTGATGATATCATCTTCACAATACACCCATCTATCGAAAACTGGTTTCTTCCCAACCGCATCGAAGAAGTTTACAAGTATTATGGAGTCCCTGTAACACCCGCCGATAAATCAGAAGCAGGCCTTGTCTACAAACCCCTTGATCAGTTAACTTTCTTAAAATGCAATTTTCTTCCTTTTGATGATCCCCGATTTCCCTGGCAGGCAGGTTTGAGCAAGACTTCCATACGCTCTATGATTCAGTTTTATAGGTTAAAACCTAATAATGGAACTATGAAAGATGCTGTTATGGTCAACATTTACGAATCTTTGCAAAAAGCTTACCACTGGGGAAAACCCTATTTTGAAGAACACAAAAACAACATCCAAAACTGGCTTAAAAAGTACTCCTGGGAAGAAGTCATAATTACTTTTGAAGAATTAGACTTCCAGTACAGATCTAAATTAGATCCTCCCGACGGTTAAAATCCATATTTCATATTTTGAAGCGATGGGATTGCTGGTTTTTGAGAGACAACTTTGTAGGAAGTGTAAATAACTTATCTGGGGTAGTAACCCGTTAACAGTCTCAATACTAAACTTTGCCCCTTAGTGAATAATAACATTGAAATACCCATAATTCCGGTATTGCAGGGAAAGCTGCGTGCATAATGCGCAAGCTACTGCAGGGACCCCTTTACTCACCATGGCTATTATTAAAACAAATATTAATAACTCCTACTCCCCAGATCCATCTCATGTTTTAAACACTATACATTTAGAGCAGAAAACCCCTTTAACCGAAAATACACTCGGACAATCCCACAACATTTTAGATGATCCTCGACATGAATCTGTTGCTGAAACCACTCAAATGTCTCTTAATCAATGGTACCAGAAGCCTTACCTTTATGCTCAAGGTAACTGGTCTCTTACTGACACTCAAAATCAAGTTTTAACAGCTCAACCAATTACACAAATAATCCAAAATCTGCAAACAACGACTGATCTTGCTATGCGAGGTAATGCGTTTTTCAGATCCGGTTTCAAATTTGAGTTAAAATTAACATCATCTCCTTTTCATTCTGGTAAACTTGCTTTTTATTATATCCCTCCTGGCACTGATACTATTAACAGAAATGATATTTATCAATTTGTAATGTTTCCGTGCGTTTATGCTGATGCTGGTAATTCTACTACAGCAGTATTAAATGTTCCTTTCGTTACTATTAAAGATTATTTCTCAACACAAAATCCCGATACCGTTTCTGATTTAGGAATAATTGGTGTTGTTGTTCTTAATCCTTTGAGGATTGGGACTGGCGGACCAACTTCCATTGAATTTGCTCTTTTTATAACCCCAACCGAAAACGACCTATCCCTTCCAGTTAGATCCCATACCGTTGCGATTCAAGAGGGCGCTGCTATGGATGCTTCTGCTCTTTTAACATTACCAGATACTTTAAGTATGCTCACAAATAAATTAGGTATTCCTAGTTTAATGCATCACTTAGAGGAATTTGGAGATGTTAGACGTTTGCTTGCAGCTTTAGGAGACCCTAAGAAAGCTAATTTTGATGCTATGGTTGCTCGTGATTTGGCTGCATCTCGAAAGGATCAAGCTTCTCACTCTGCTTCTATACCTAACAATGTTGCTACACCTCAACCGTTAGAAAACTCCGCTCCCACTGTTGCTAATATTTCTGGTTTAACTAATGAACATCTTTCACTTATACCTGAAAAGACAGAACATACTCAAACTCCACATGAATCTCGCCCGGACGATGAAATGACTCTTGATTTTATTTCTAGAACTCCCTCCTTGATTTCTATTTCTACAATTGGAGCAGCTGATACTTCTGGTACAGTTCTCACTTACTTCCCTGTCAATCCTATGTTAGTTCCTGGAACAAATCCCACTAATACTACTGATGGAGTTTACAATCCAACATACTTGTCTTATGTTTGTGAACCTTTTGCTTTTTGGAGAGGATCTATTGATTATCACTTCACTTTTGCATCTACTGAGCAACATAAATGTAAACTTTTAGTAGGTTTTGTACCTTTTGATTCTCTCAATGCAACTGGACAGTCCACACTTCTTCTTAATCCTACTATTAATCAACTATCAGCTTATCCCTGTGAAATTTTCGATTTGTCTTTAAATAGAGAATTCACATACAAAGTTCCTTTTAATAGTGAAACACCTTATAAAACTTTATCTGACTATTATAAGTTGAGACCTGGTGCTCTACCCACTGCTGCTTCTTCTACTAATAATACTTTAGGTGTTCTGTTTGTTATGATCCTTAATAAGTTAACTTATCCTGCTACAGTTTCCCCTACTATCAACTATAACGTTTATATTAAAGCTGGAGAAGATTTTCAAGTTAGGGGTTTGAAAAATAACCCTGATATTAATAATATCTTCCCTGTTTCCTATATAAACATTCAATCATTAGATGTTGCTTATGAATCATCCTTAGAAGGAATGAGAAAACATTCTTCAAATTATGTAGGTATCAAAAATCAATTTGATCCTTCGCCTTCTTTTCAAAGCGATAATTCAGAACATAATCTTTATGATCTTCTTGCTCGTTATTACCCTCAGTATGCTTATACTTTTAATCTTGCAGCAAATTCCAACCGAAATCTTTATCTTGAATCCCATCCCGGTCCTATAGATAGATTAACTCGAGCAGAGAATCGATCTGATCCTGTTTTCCGCAATCTTATAGTTCATTTCAAAGAACTATTTGCTATGTGGAAGGGATCTTTGAATTTCTTTATATTACACAATACTACTGTTAATAATCCAATTTTGTTAACGGCTGCTCATTCTCCTCTTACTACTCACGCTCCCACTGTTTATCCTTCCACAAAGACTACAGTTAATGGTGCGAATGTAGGTTTAAACTACGATCCTGCAGTGGCTGGTAATACTATTGACTTATCTGTTTCTAGTATTTACAGTCATTTGTCGAATCTTAGAGTAAATCCTACAATCGAAATCACCACTCCTCACCGTTCTAGGTTCCGTAGATTATATACAACTCTAACACCCAATGCAGGTCGTTACTTGTCTTCCTTTACTGGAGAGTTATCCTTACTCTACTCGAATCCTTCTGATACAGCACAACAAGTTTCAGCTACTGTTTATCAATCGTTGGGTGATGACTTTCGTTTCAAATATCTAATCCCTCCTCAGTCTCGACAAGTTCGTAGGACTGCGGCTCCGGCTTAAACCCCCATTTTTTTTATTGATGTATGCATAATCAAGATTTCTTTTTATTGGG